AGCAAAAATGCCTGCTGAACTTCTAACGGATAGTCAGAATATTCGGGAGGCATCTTTTCGGGGTCAGGTTCTTCGCCTAACTGTTCACACACTGATAGATATTTATCTATATCGAGATATTTGTCTGAGAACTGTTTATCAAGTAGGTCAAGTATTAGTTCTACTTGACTTTGGTAAAATTTTCTAGTTCTCCTACAGTTTCAGAAACCCAGTTGTCGAAATCACCAGAGTTCTTCATAAGAAGTTCTGCGTTTTCGTCATTCCAGACAAGTTCGTCTTCAGGGTTTACATCACTTGTATCTACTAATAGAAGCTCTTCTAAGTATTTATACTTTAAGCCTTTCCAGCCTTTAATAATTGCTTTACAGTATTCAGTTAAGAATTTGTCATTATCTAGCTGTTCTTCGTAAGCCCTAGTTTTTTTATTTAAAACTTGTTTTACACTTCTGTTTCTTAATTTAAGTAGTTCCTCTCTAGCAAGGTAAGTTAATTTAACTTCAAATCCTACTAGTCCTGGAAACTCAATTGAAACAGTTTTACTTGGAGTTAATAAACTCTTGAGTGATACTGGTTGTTTAGTTTCTGTCATTTTGTTCCTTAAAAAGTGGGAGGGCATAAAACCCTCCCGAGTTATTTATTTATTATGCACCTACGTAAGTTACTTTAACTTCGTTAGTTGCAGTTGCATCTGTTGCTGATAAGTCTCCTGGTAAACCATGGAAAGCTACATCAACTGATACTACATCCTCAAAACTATGAGAAGGTAATTCTAAATGCGCTTTTGCTACTTGAACATTACATCTTGGAGTTCCACCGGAACCACCAATACCAAATGTTAAACCAAATGCGTTAGTAATAACACCTCTTGATTCTTGTAGTCTTTCAAATAGGTCTAATGAACTATTTGCCGCGTCATTCAAGTAACATGTAAAGTTACCTGAGACACTTCTTGTTCCCATAACATGACCTAAAGGCAAGTTAACTTGTCCTAAAGTTTCAGGTGTTAAGTATGTAAGATTATTTTCAATCGTAATATTACCACCTGTTAGTGTTATAGCGTAAGCTTGGTCTGCGTTTGAGTTTGAATCTAGAGCGCCTAGTGTTCCTGTTGTCTCACTTACATCAAAACTAATTGATAAATCAGTTAGTTTTTGTCTGATGAAGTTTGATGTTGTGTCTACGCCTTCTCTAATTAAACCCTTTGCAGTTGTTCCTGATGCTGCAGTATTCAGAGCAGTATTTAATTCTTGAATACTTTGCCCATTTCCAGCCCAGCCAATTTGTGCAATACCTTCAATATCAAAATCAATTGATGCTGAACCTACTGAACAGTTAGCTAATTTGTATACTGTTACGTCATCTACTCCAGTCAAGTATTCTGTTGTTGCTGTATCTTTTGCAGCACCTAATACGAAATACATATTAAATGCACCAAGAGTTACATTGTTTGAATTTGCAAAATTAAATTCTTGTTTAGCTGTATCACCAAATGCGTCACCTGCACAAGCTCTGTCATAAGTGTTAGCACTCATAGCAGACCATAGTGGGCCTTCTACTGCAAAGTGTCCACCAGCGTCAGCATGGTCTCCACTTACATATTTTGCATTTGAACCTGATACAGTTGGTCTCATATAAGTTCCGAAACTCCATTCTGCTGGTGCGAAAGAGTCAGTAAACATTGCTCTACCTCTTTTCGTTGCTCCGGCTGAAGTAGCTGCTTCACTTAAAGTAACCTCTGAAGTATTTGTTCCTTGGCTGAAAGAAAAACCATCTAAAACAGGTATCTCATAAAGAGCCATGTTATTAGATGTTCCATCTTCTGACCATTCCATAAATACTTTGGTATCTCTACTAAAGAAAAATGCCATTATTTTCTCCTAATTAATATCGAATCTCACAGGTGATTTCTCCTACACCTAGAGGTTCTAATACGCCTTCATCTGTGTCTACAGTAATAATTGTTGTTTGTACTGTAGATTGAGATGTTCCCGTTGAATCATAGTAAGTTAGCGGATCATTATCCTCTATTACTGTCTCAACATCTTCTAACAATTCTTCGAGTGCTTCGATAACATCATTGTCATCTGAAACATAACAACGAACTGTTAATTGTAAAAATCTAAATCTGAATCCACCGCCATCATATTCGCGAGTTTCTGCTCCCGCTCCTACATGAATAGTAGGGAATTCATTTACTTCGTCCCAAAATTTTAGTCGTCTTTCTACTTTTGCGACTGAAGTTCTGAATGGGGGACTTCCATTAATACTTTCAAGTTTTAGGCATAAAGCCTCCACTATAGCACGACGTCGCGTGGTATGTTTCCTTGCTAGTGTCGTTTCCATTATCTTATATTAACTCCGAATTTAGCACCAATTATACTGGTGGCTACTTCTCTTAATGTTCTCTTAATTAACCTTTCAGGGTTTCTCTGAGGAGTATATTTATCTCCTCCTGGTGCAAATGTCTCATAAGGATTATTCCTGTAACTTGCATCAATCATTGTGTTTCCGCCTCTTGGCCCTTGTGTTACATTATCTACTCTTACTGAGTTTGCAAATCTACCTGTTCTATAGTTTAGTGCAGGGCTTGTCATATTTGACGCTATTGCTACTGGTAAGAGTTGGTTTAACATATTTTTTAATGCTAGAGGATTCGTTCCTGCTTTTTGTTGAACTCTACTTTCACTTGAAGCTCTTGCTCTAGCTCCCTTTTTCTCTGAACTTCTATATCCTTTTTTTCCTTTAAACTTTGATGCACCGCCGCTTGTCTTTTTTACTGCTTGTGCTAGTATTGCCCTGTTAACTTTTAATCTTAAATCAGGTTTTGTGTTTATTTTCTTTAAAAAAGTTTCTATAACTTTTGCTTTACCTAATTTATCAAGTTTGTCTACTGGGCCCGGGCTATTTGCCCATAAATCTTTCATTTTCTTTGGACCAATACCTTTCCAATCTGCAGGGCTTGCTTTTTTCAGTCTTTTCAGTATCTCATTAACAAATGCTTCATCGTACCCTGTAATAAAAGCTTTTGCATCTTCTAAGATTGCTTGGTCATATGTAGCAGCATTATCAGCGGCATGTTTTGTATCTAAACTACCTCTCATAGTTACTTTTTCTTTTAAAGCATTTGGAATCTTATTTACAGATCCATTTGGTCCAAGACTTGCTACTTTATGGTCATATCCAAATATATTATTATAATAGTCTACTATTGTTGAGAAAACATGGTAGTTTGTATCATCTATTACACACTTATCAATGGCTTTTCCTATTGCCTGGTCAACATTTATACCTTGTCCCCCGCTTTGAGAACCTTGTGTATTTCTAATATCTTGCCTAATTGTTTTCTTATCAGATCTAAATAGTAGATTATCAAATTGTCCTGTACCTGTTTTACCATGTACATATTCCATAGCTTGTTTTCTGAGATACTTTTTCATAAACGCTTTGACATCTCTATCAATAGCTGCTTCAATATTTACTGTATTTCCGCCTTTTTGACTTTTATCTTTTCTTTTATAGTGTAGCACTACCTTATTATCATCATTCATTGTAGGAGCAATTAACTGATAGTTTGCTTTGTTTTGTAAAGATTTTCTTAATTTATCCCCTAGTTTTTTAAAGTCACCAAACAAACCTACTGAAACTTTTCCACTTTTTGTAGTAAAAGGCTTTATATTTCCAGAACCCTTACCACTTTTAAGGTTAGAAGCAAGTTTTTGTTTTAATTCTCCTGCCCATCTAGATTTATCTAGTCTGTACTCTCCATACTTAAAGTAGGTACCTCCTAAACGACCCTCTACATTTGTCTGTATATCTTTAAATAATTTATCTCTAAATGCTTGAGACATTAAATAACCACTTTATATAAATCAAGTACTCTTTTAATATGGTCTGGAAAGTCAGTACTATTTCTCATTCCTGCAGTACCTTGATTCTGTTGGACTGCTCCGCCCAATGTTCTTCTTTCTTTATGTTCGTCTTTTATGTAGTAGTTTACTAAATCAAATAGTGCTAATTGTAAATCTCTAGGAGTTGAAGCGTAGCCAGCTTTATATGTAATTTTTACTGCACCCACACCTCTTGCCCAATGTATCTGATTTCCGCTTGCATTAGTTCTAATAATTGCATCGGCTTCTTCATCAAGATAGTATTCATACTTAGCTGTAGTAAGTTCTGTATAAGTGTCTGAATAGTTTTGTCTTTCTTCTACTTTTGTTATAGAAACTATAGGACTTTCACTCACAATTATGGTGTTAGTAAAGTTATCTTCAACTGAAAAAATTTCAACTTTGTCTGTACTAAAAAAGTCTACAAAACTTATTCCACAATACTTCTTAACTAAATCAGATACCTGAGGTACTATAACGCTTAAACGATCATCATCCTTCTCCCCTCGAAGGCCTTCTGCGTCTTTATATTCGTTTACTGTTATTAAGTCTGCCATAGTTAAAAAGGGTGGGTTTTAAGGAAACCCACCGAAAACCTGTAATTAGCTATTAACTAGCTGCTGCGTATTTCCATCCGTGTACACAATGAGCATTCTCAATTAATTGGGCAAAGCCTAATCTTTGTGAAGCTACTAGTACTCTTCTTTGGTTCGCTACTTCGTAGTCAGATTCTATTGTTACGCCTCTTAATCTAGGCATTACAAAGTTTCTTGGGTATACTGCGATAGCACCAGTTTTTGTTGCTGCTTTAGAAGCAAATTCGTCACATAAAATGACTCTTGAGCCAAATACTTGTCCGATTTCACCACTTAGTTTAGTAGCCATGTCGCCAACTAGGTTAGCGTCTTGGAACTCTGCATCTTCAAGTAGGTTGTAGTAACCATCTTGTGAAACAAGATAAACAACTTCTGATGGATTAACACCATATTTGCCCATATTCTTTCTTAGACCTAATAGATCTGCTGCAGTTAAAGCATCGCCTGATGCGAATATTCCACCTGAACCACCACCAACGTCTACAGTATTGTATTCAACATTACCGTCTCCGTTTTTAGCATGTTCAATCAAACCTTCAAATGAAGCTGCTGATGTACCATATACACCTTCAGCATTGTCTCCTGCTAAAAGGGCGTTCTCGATACCTCTTGCATGAGCTCTTACCATTGACTCTCTAATTAAAGGGAGAATCGGCATGATTGCATCTTCTTCAGTTTCGTTACCTAAGTAAGATTGTGAAATAAGCTTTTTAGTTGATAGGGTGATTTCTGTTAAGTCAACACCATTATTAGCACCTAAAGCGGCACCTCTAGCTTCTAAGTTTCCTTTTGGATTACTTCCACCAGCTGTTTGTGCTGATGTAAATTCAGCATAACCAGCGTCTGGTAATACTGGGATAATCATGTTAGCAGAAGTCATAGCAATTTCTCTAAATAGAGGTGCTAAAACTAATTCATTTTGAATATCTCTTTCAATTGATGTTGATACTAACTGTTCAAAGTTAGCTGAAGATACTTCTACACCTGCTTGTGCATTAACTTTTTCCATTAATGACTTAGAGTAGTCTGTATCCCAACCTCTACCAGTCGCTAAACCAGCAAATTTTGCATCCATAACATCTTGTTCAAAGTCTTTCTTCCAGTCGCCGTTACCATTTCTATTAGCAAAAACTCTTTTAGATTCACGAATATTCATGATTTCTTCTGATTTCTCAGCGAGTTGCTTTTCTAGGCTATCGACTACTGATTTTAAGTCTTCTTGTTTTTCATTGACTCTAGTTTCTAGGTCGTTCATTAGCCTTTCAGCTCCTGTCAAACCAGCTTCCACTATAGTTTTTGTTTCAATTTCCTTTGCTTCTTGAACAGCTTTTTCATTAGCTTCAACTTCAGCTTGCTTTTCAGCCGCTTCTGTTTGCGCTTTTTCGTCCGCTGCCTTCTGTTCGGCTTGTTTCATAGCAATTTTAGCTGCAGTATCTTCTGCAACCTTCTTTGCGAATGCTTCAAGATCGATTGAAGTTTCAGGAGATTTTCTTTCTTCTGACATATCTGTCTCCGTTGATGAGGATTTCTCCTCGCTTGGCTGCTCAATTTTAACAGCATCTGCTGGTG